GAAGATAAATATACAGTTAATACAATAAATGAGAAGTTATGTAAAGAATCGGTTACTGAAACCAAGAACGCATAACAGACATTATTGTAACAACGCTTTAACTTACTAATAGGGCTGACAGACTTCACATCTAATACCCTTAGAATCATTTACGGACACACGCTTATGTGTGTCCGTATTTGTTTATATTCCTCTTCATAGACTTCATGCTGCAACATTCAAAAATAAATCCAGCTATCCACAAAAGCAACATGTTTGACACACGACACTATTAAAGAACTCGCCCTACTACCAATAAAGTAACTAATCTTTTATTTTGGTGTCCTCGGATTCGGAGCATTACCCTTGAGACCTAAAAAGAGCTATTCCACATTTATAATCATCGATTTTACTGAGATCCATCCAATCTGCTTCAGATTCATGCAACGAATGGAATGTAAGTACACATGACTCTCTGTCTATGTTAATCCGGCAAAACGAAAAGTAGGTGCGTTGTAAAACGAAAAGTGATATTTTGATGTAAAACGAAAAGTAACAATTCTCAACACGCACACAACAGTAAAAAGGTGGTAAATTCTTGCAAGACTTGGATAATTCTGCAAGATTTTACCACCTTTTAGATTATACGTTGAGTTCAAACTTTACATCTTCATTACCGTTAAGAAGTTCTTTTGTACACTCTATATTACTTTTATAAATGTGTACATTAGCAAGATTGAGCGTTATAGACTTTAAAGGGAGTTCTATTTGCCTTGACGTGATAAATGTCTGCAGGAAGCCCTAAATTAGCGTCAGAGCTTCTCTGAAAGGCTGATATTACAAGTTCACCTTCATCTATTTGGAACTGTACAAGGCTAAGACATGGTGCTTGATTAGTTTCTGCACCAGTCTCGCCTAAGAACAACACATAATTCTTGCTACTACGTTTTTCACGATTTATCTTCTCTATCAGCGGAGGCAATTTCTCCAGATATGTAGGATAACTATTGACAAGGATTGAACCACAATAATCCCACCAAGCAATACCTGCCTTACGATACCTTTCAATCTGCCTTTCACCTTGCATGAACAGTTGTAACTCATCCTTTAGCTTCCTACGTGCTATACCGTGAGTTTCGAAGATGTCGAGTAAGTCTGAAGGAGTAAGTGTCAGTTGTTCGTTCAACAGACACCTAATTTCCCCTTTCTTGTTACACTGTTGCTTTCCTGTATGAATGATTCTGTCTAAAATCTTGTAGTATTTATTCATCGTTTTATCAGCATTTGAATAGTATTTAACCAGCATTCTTATACAACATCATATCTGTATAAGTTGAGTTATAATTCATGCGAGCATTGAATTCCACCTTAGTACACTTCTCAAATGGATTGCCGATATGCTTATTTCGACCTATCCAGTCACAGAGTTCAAGTATAGACGACTTATTGCTTGTGAAGTAAACAAATGAATGTCCAGCAAGAACCGACAGCACATCAAGGTAATCTGCAAGTTTCCAATACATTTTATAAGTACCAACTTCAGTACTGAGGTAAGGAGGATCAACCAAAAATACAACATTTGGAGTATCCTTATACTGATTAAAGACTTGTTTATAGTCTGCTGAAACAATTGTTAAACCATCCAAATAGCCATCACAAAGCGGATAATCAGTAGAGCGAATATTGTTATACAACGTTTCCTTGTTCATGTCGTCAATATTCAGACAATACTTCATCGAAAATAAGAGAGAAGATGATATCGTGATGAAGTCCAAATAACCATAACGATCTTGATGTTTAATTAAGCACTCAAAAATCTGTTTGCGTGCTTCTCCAATAATAGGCTTATGCTTAGGCAGTTCACGAACTATCTTTCTAAGCTCAGAGAGTAATTCATTAGTCTGTGACACGTGTTCCAGACGTAGCCTATATCCATCAAAATCATTATACACGACTTTAGAATGTGGCTTCTCGGACTTTGTAATATGCGACAACAAGCCACTGCCTCCAAATAAATCAACAAATGTTGTTCCGTCTGGGAACTGTTCTAATACCTTCTTAAACTCTTTGGCGAACATCCGCTTTTGTCCAACGAAGGGAAGCGGAGCAGAATAATATTTTTTCTTCATAATGATGCAAAGGTCGTGGGTTTTTCTTTCACAAGCATAAACGTATATAGTGATTACACTGCAAACAAATTGCAGTCTGTTTGAAATCGCTTGATAAGGCCATATACTTTACGTTCACTTATAGCGTATTTCACGGCAAGTACTGCCACTATGTAAGATACTTTTTCACGATTTTCCAACATTCGTCTATATTCTGTATATAAATCTATATAGTTTGTGTCATCCAATCTAACTCCAGCAATATGGAGGTTTCTTAATAGTTCCCTGTTAATTTTTACAATCTCAATTATCTTCATATCTAATAAATTTCGTAAATTTGCAACGCCAATCATTTATAACAACAATAATAAAACCCATAAGGTGCGGTAGAGGGTATTTGCCCCCGGTCAGCATCTTATGGGTGTGTTGTTAAAATGATTGGCGTCGTATTTAACAGGCTGGGGGCTTTTAAGCCCTCCTTACAAAGATTGTAGAACGTGACTTAATTATGAGGATAATACACTATATCATGTTACACCTCGTAATGTGACTTGATATAAGCAGCGACCACTTTCGTCATCATATCATGCGTTAACTGTGTCGGGTGGGCATTATGCTTCCCTGTCCCACTTCCCTCTTCTCTCCAATACTCGAAATTAACATCCATGTGAGGGTTAATTCCTAACTCCTTAGAGAAGTCAAGTATAGGTATGCTGTAATATTCTGCAACCTCCTGCATTGCTGCGGTCCATTTCTCCCAATTAGGCTTAACATCATAGTAAGGGTATATCATGCAGAACAGACGCTTACCAGCTGACGGAGGGAAACGGTTAATTAACCCTTTCCACATCGTATGTAGGTTCTTGTAAAAACCGCTACTACCATCTTTGTTTCCAAGAGAATAATCACGATAGAAATCGTTAATTCCTATCATTACACCGATAATGTCTTCTTCTGCTGAAACGACTGTGTAATCTTTTGACCAAACACGTGGAGCGTCTCCTCCTACGCTTGCAGAGGACACTCCATAATTTGTCGTCTGGCAGCCGAGCAATCTTCCTACTTGGTCAGGAAAAGCGTCAAGTCTTGCACCTCCGTCTTGATTTAACCCATAGGTTATAGAGTCTCCACAGAATGCAAGTCGCTTTGACTTTAATGGTGACACAACCCCTGCACTTTCTAACTGCTCTTTCAGTTCCTTGTGATTGACGACATCAATAGACCTCATCAAGAATATAAGAGGAATCTTCTTCTCCTTGTCTGATTGATATGATGTAATGCGCACATATTTAGCACCTTCAGGAATATCAATATACCCAGTTTCGTAAACATCACCAGCTTTTGCAGCGGTGGCAATAACAGAATATCCAGCAATCTTCTTCTTATCTGAATTATAGATAACGCTTCCGTAAATCTTGCTATATCCTTGATACCCAAGATTAATCTTGACTGCACCCTCTGGTATCTCGATGAAGTCTGACACAGCGAAAGTGTTATATCCATTCGAAGCAAAAGAACCGTCTGAAACGATGATACCACCTGTATTGTACCTGATGCTATTAGTGTAATCTTTTATAAATAAACTCTTAACAGACTCTGTTAGAGCGGAAATCTTGCCGTCCAGATTAGTGGCTTTTTCATTAACTGTCATCTTTTTGACCAATGTCAAAGACGGCTTAACGCTCGCATACCCCGTCAGTTTGATGTATGCAGCGTTTGCAGGCAAATCAACCGCAGCAGTATTCCAAGTTAATGGGGTTCCGTTTTGATTGACACCAAACTTTTGAATGATACCTCCATCTGCATCACATATCAGAGATGCCAATACAGCAGAATATGCCTGATACTGAAACTCTACTCTCGAATATCCGATAACAGATAACTGTGTACACACGAAATCTTCACTTAGAAATACATTTCCATTAGATTTCAACCAACCTCCTTTGTTCCAAATAAGCGAAGCAGAATTAACAGAAGTACGCTCTTCCACTTTTACTTGACGTAATTCATTAAGCGCTTCTGTTATTGATTTTTGTGACATTATTTTATCTTCATGATAACCTGTTTCCTGGACGATAGGAAGAATAGTATTACCACCACTAACCCTACCCATCAGCAGCCAGCCTGGCTTCTGAAAAGCATAAATATTTCCATTCTCAGAACTATCAGCGTGTGCATCGTCATAGATGCTTACTAACTGGCCATAGCGGAGAGTCTTGCCGTTGGTTCCGACTGGGTCAGTATCAGCCTCCATCGCTGACTTAGACTGATAAACCTTTTTAATACCAAGTCCATCAGCCGACTGCTCCAATGAAGCTATATATGCTAATGTATCCTCGTGCAGCTTACCCACCTCTTCAGGTGTGATGCTGTCTACTTGACTTTTCTCTTTGAGTTCCTTTGCTCGCTTGAGCAAACTGTATATTGTATCCATTATTACTTTTTATTTTGGAATGATGAAATATGTATTAATTGGACAGTTAGCAGGAGATGGAAGACTGGATGCTCCCAAGCTTCCTATGAGTTTTCCTTTCCCCGATAGCACTTGGATGTGAACAACCTGCTCCTGACCATTGTCTGAGCTTACTCCTACAACAATAGCACCAGAGACAACAGGTGGTACTGACACTCGTGTCGTAGGGTATTCGAAGATTACTCCAGGACCATCAGTCCATTCTGACTTGTCACTTTGTACATCAACCTTTATAATAGTATAGTCAGATCTCACTTTAGATTGTATTTGTCCTGAGTAACCATTCCTCAGTACCCACGGCATATCCTTATATTCTGTTTCAGACAACTTAACAACTATTGATGGAGCTATAAGGTCAAAGAGCGTTTTCAATTCACTGACATTAAAGACACCTTCTGTCTTCTCAAATGTTAAGAAAGCCTCTGCTGTTTCTCTACAGGCACGTTCCTGGCCATCCTCAAATGTGCGTACATCAGAAGTAGATTTTCTAACACCAACATATAATGGATCATTCCAACTATGAGCAACCAGTATAGTTTCCTTTATCTCATAAATGATTCCATCAAGCACCAACCAGTTCTTCTTAGTTTGAAAAGAAGTAGTCTTATCCCCTTCATTAAGTTTCTTCAACTCTCCTTGGAAGCGTTCAAGCAAAAAGGCTGATGTGTTAGCACCAAGAGCCTGAAGAAGTGCAGACATCTGATTGGTTGGATTCTCCTGCAATGTTTTGAGATCATCGATGTAGAGGGGCTGCCCACCCTCACTAAAGAGCATCTTATTCATATTCGTATATTTCTATGCGGAAAGAGCGTCCCGCAGGTTTATAATGATTCAATAGGTTTAATATAGTTGTCAAATTATGCCCTCCATACTTGTCTTCTGCAGCATCTATTGATGTACATAGGAATGACGGTACATAGACAATGAAAGAAGGCTGCTTAGGAACATCATCATACGCTCTGACATACAGCGGAGGATTACCACTCACATAAACAGGGGTCAGACCTTCACTCTTGAAATGTAAAACAGTCTGTACTCTCTGATCAGCAGAGACGATGTAAATTTGATGTTCTGAAAGAAAGAAGGCATCATTTAGGATCTTCTCTATATACTGAACACCTGCCGTTATGTTGAGACGATTCAACACGTGAGAACGGTAACTATAAAACCGGTTATACAAATCCCTTATTCCGCGCAGCATCGCTTTGAGCAAAGCCACAAGCACCTTACTTCTCAATATGGGAGGCAACAACTGAAAGCCAAGTTTGATGATATCTAACTTATACCACATAGCTCAATGTATTTCTTAGGTTCACAGTAACAAAACTTCCACCAACAGCGGTGTAATTATTACCGCTGATTTCTTTATATATAGTCCCATCCGTGCTGTACTTACAGATATGTAGCTCTACGTCTTGCACACCTTCCACATTCTGTATAGCATCAACCAATTTCGTCTTGTTGAAAGTGCCTCCATAGATAATCTTTCTGACATAGGCGTTCACAGCATCCTCTACAGCATAACTGCCGTCTGCTATTCTTACACCTGTTCTGTCAATCACCAATGGGTCGACGTGTATAGTTGCATTGATACTTATTCTATCTGCAGGCAACGAGCGAACAGAGAGCACAACACCTGCTATTTTAACACGATTCAAATACTGTTTGAATGCTGTTAAAACATCTTCTGAAAGAATGGCCGGCTGTCCTCCTGCTTCAGCAGAAGCAAGAATCTCTACGGAAGTTCCTCTATCGCGTACAGCAACATACTTGACGACTCGCTTCTTCTCAGATACCTGTTCATAGCCATATTGCTGTGTCGCCTCATTAAAGATTAAAGCATCACCATACTGGAACTCTTTTGCAATCTTATAGTACCAAGGTACACTTGCTACAACAGCACGACTGATTTTATCGTCTACATCTGCCTTGAACTGGTCGAACAGAACCTCCAGAACATGGCTACAGGCAGCCACGATGTAAAACAAAATATTCTCGATACTAACCACAGAGAAACTATCATCAAAGGTATCGTTCTCCGATAGTCCGTATCGTTCTCTTACTGTACCATCCGCCATAAAGGCATTTGTCATTGTTTGTTTTATCTCTGCTATACTACGAGCCATATTTTGTTTACTTTAATTGAACTGTGGCGAGAACTCACCACTAAATACCCTTAACTTGACATCCGTCATACCTCTCTCTGTTGCTGGAGATACATCATTAGCCTTGCAATACTGTTGTATTAATCGGTTGTAACTTACGTCAGGAAGTTGCAATCTGCTTCCAGCCTCTAACGTATCAGTCATACCAATAGCATTAGCAGCAGCCAAAGCAGGCAATGCTTCCAGCGAGCCATACTCCTGTATGGCTATATCAGCCAAGGTCTGACCATCTTTTACTTGAACTTCCATCTTATTACGAAATAAAGAGCTAACATCACAAGGACACCGAATGCGACAAAGCCTGTTTCCATCGCACGTTTTTCAATCCAGCTCAAATTCTTTTCCTTGTAAATAATCTTTGGTTTCTCTTTATATTGTTTATGATCCTTATCGTGTATCGTTATTCGGATTGTGTCATGCACTGTTGTAAGACCTTCTACCTTAGCTCCTGGCAGACTTTCTAATATGTGTGTGAGGATACCGTTATGTATTCTTGCCGTTGAGCGATACAAGGCATTCTGCAAAACTGAAACTGAGTCTTTCGTTGCACGCTCCTGATGATACTCAGGTAATGCAAGTGACACTGGCGTCAAACGTTCCGTAACTCTTATAGTATCGTGACTGACAATGTGCAGCGTGTCGGTGCTAACACTCTCTACAGGCACATAGACTTTATGTGAGCATGCAGAGAAAAGGAAAGCAGTAAGGATAACTGCTAATAATGCTTTAAATGTTTTCATATTGTTGTTGTTAGATGTTTGCGTACTCAGTCTTTGCATCGAAACAAGGGCAAGCCTTAATATATTCGTTAGAGGTAATTCTACCATCGTGGTTCAAGTCTGGCGAGAAGTCACGATGTCCTTGAATTACAGCTATAGGATACTTCTTGTGCAGCATACTAAGCAGTGTGCGAAGACTTGCTTTCTGTACATCTGTGCGGTTGTCTGCAGGCTTGCCCATTCTGTCTATTCCACCAATATATGCTACATTGATAGAAACGGAATTAAACCCCTTCACGCCATTGCTCACCTTGTCTTCATCAAGCAGCTGGGTGATTCTGCCATCTGGTGCTACGACATAGTGGTATCCAGGATTAACCCATCCTTTACGGAGGAATTCCTGTCGTAGGCTCTCAATAGTCTGTGACTGATGGCTCGCAGTACAATGCACTGCAATATACTTAATCGTTCTCATTCTTCCTCCTTTCCGTTCTTGGAGTTGACAACTCGGTCGATGTAATTTCTTACATCGCCCCATTTACTCTGAATGTAGATACCCACACCGAAGATTGAGCCGGCATAGACCAAAGTCTGCGACACATACCACAGCACGCTGTCTTTAACATCGCCCCCATTAAAGAAGAAACTCAGAAAAGCCATAGCCACACCACTTGCAAGCAGAAATATGGCTGAGCCGTATTGTATCCATTCCTTCGTGTTTCTTTGCATATTGCTTAAGTTTAATATTGTGCATCTATTTCGATGCTTTTGGTTGTTATTTTTATATTAGTCACAGTTTGTCTGTCCATCTCCAACTGCTCTCTGATGAGCGTTCTCCAATAAATAGGATCATTGTCAAGTAGCATATCACTGATACCACAGCCTGTCATCGGTCGTTCTTTCAACTCTCCCTTATGTAAGTGAAGAATCAAAGCCTGATTCTGATGTAGCGTGTCAGCGACAATCAGCCCAGAGATAATCTTTCCGTCTGGTCCTCGATGCGGTTGTATAACCGCTTCATAGTCTATCAATGTAATACCTTTCATATCAATGTTTGATAGTTACGTCTTCATAATCAGTTTTCTTAAACTCCTGTGCCTTAGTCAGAGGTGGGCCAGTTGGTCCATGAGTACCCTGGTGTGTATGGCTATTGACCGCTTTAACCAGTTCATTAAGTTTCTTGGTTAAGTCCTCAATATTAACCAGTCCTCCAAGCTTACCTCCATTTATCGTTATAGATTCAACATGATCCACAGCTAAAACGACAAGGCTTGAGTAGTCTCCTGACAGACTTCCAATGATAACTGCAGTACCGACTTTAGGAACTATCAGCATCTCTCCATTATCATCTGTTTCAGATGCACGAAGGCGAACGTCTGGTACAAGAAGGCTTCCTATTTTCACATCACAAGTACGACTGCTTACGCTCTTAACGATACCTTGTAGTACAGTCATCTCTTGCTGTGGTGCTACACCTCGCAACCTTTCTCTTAATTCCTTATATTGATCCATATCCTTAGCTTAATCTGAATCCAAGTTCTATTTTTCGTTTACCACCGTCTCTACTGAAAGTTGTTGTTACTGCTCTTACAAAGTAGCAGCCATCCTTACGTGGATAATCTGCATCATAAAGCCACGCCATATCGCCAGGAACACATTCAGGTATGAGCCACGTCGTGATACTTCCGTCATAGCCGTCGAAACTACGACGTTTAACTTCAAGTTCGCCACGAAGTTTCATACTTGCAGCATCAGAAGTAGGACATTTTATTTCTACCTTCTCACCACCAGTAGCTCCGACCTCTACCTCTTTTACTGTTCCGTCAGGAAGAAGAGCTTTAACCACTACACGAACCTTGCGATCAGCTGCTTGTCGATAGGTCAGATTAACTGCCTCCACATTCAGCGCAAAGTTATAAAAGCGGTTCACCCCGACAACCTCACCTGGGGGATGCACGTGTAAAACACCATTAGAAAGGTATATATCTGCACCACATTCCTCCTGCACCTTCTTAAGTACATCATATCCAGTAGCATTGTGAATGACAAACTTAGCATAGGTCCAGCTGTAAGAGCATTGAATAGAGTAGTTCTTCCCAATTCCCTGCACCACCTTTTTAAGAAGATCAGCGAGTGAAACTTTCTTCAGTACTTCGTTTTTGAGCTCCTTACGAAAGGTGTACAGATCATCCTCACAAGTCAGCTTAATATTGCCACCATCTGTACTGATTTGTTGCAGCCAGCCAGTGAACTCCTCCTTTAAGCCTTCCTCCTTATACCCAAAGCGAATAATAACCTTATCACCTCTGTGAAGTTTATCTTCAACATCCAAGGCTACATTATACTGCGCACCTGGTAATGTTATAGTTGCCGTATCAGCAAGTAGTTCGACACTTCGATGTACCTCAACACTGTCAAGCATTCCAACGTGCCAGCCTCCTATCTCTATGTCGTAAGCCATTGTGTACATAAGCCTATCGTTTTAAGTCCTGCTGATTTAAGAGAAGTTTATATATGTCATCACTATATGCCTTTAGCGAATAGTTCTGATTAGAAGAGCCACTTGTGAAAGGAATCTCCCAGCTTTCAATGACAAGATGTGATATACCGAATATTTCCAGCAAAGGGTTTAACACTGTCACTCGTCCAGCTTCACAGAATGAGCGTAAACGGCTTACGTCTTCCTCAGGATATTTACCATTTTCACCGATAAGGATACCTTCTATACTGATAGTATAATCATCTTGTGACCACCGCTCCTTAATGCTTCCTTTTACAGCACCTTTGTTAACGTGTCGCCGCACAATGATATTCTGACCTTGCAGACTAATCATTGGCTCAATTGGCAAAAGCCACTCTTGAGCACCACTTTCTTCAAGACGTAGACGAAGGGGAAGTTGCATAGGTATACCAAGTGCATTAGTGCGAACAGTATCTTCCAACTCCTCATCACTCATTGACTTGATTTCATTATATTCCTCTTCGTCCACCTCTCTAAGCTTATTCACATTGAACAGCCAATAAGGTGGAATCTTGTTGCCTGTGACTCTCAGGGCAACGTTTTCGAGTGCAAATCTTGCTACCTTGTTCATCTGTCTGTACTTGCTGCTATAGCTAACGCTCGGTTCATACTTTGCAGAATAGTTCGCTCAAGTTCCGCAGTGTCAGTCTTATCATTCATATAAACATTGATATTATCGAAGAATTTTCCGATGTGCATAGTGATGGAAGTGTTGCGAGTGCCACCAGTAGCAAGTTCCTCGGCTGACTTGCGACCACCTTTCTTACCACCCTTTTTACCTTTCTTTCCCTTCTTGCCTTTGCTTTCACCTTCTCCAAAAACGACAGCACCAGTGCTACCACTTAATCCAGGGGTACTTATCTTATTCTCTTTCTTAGCAGAAGATGTCTTTTTGTCCTTCTGCTGCTCTTGTCGAAGATGTGTCTGAAAATTCCCTCCAACACCACTCACAAGCCGTTTGGTTCCATTGATAGCCTTGGCAGTACTTTCAACTCCTGACAACTTCTTAAAGCCTTCCATCGCAGAGGCTGCTGCTCCTTGAAAGTCTCCAGAGAATAGTTTCTTTAAGGCTTCACCAAGCTTGCCAAGTCCTGCAAGCATCTCGTTGAAGCGATTGATGATATAGTCTTTGATGATATTACCAAACCCCTTTAATGTATCCCACATTGTCAGGATAAAAGCACGAAATCCAGCAAACTTATTCCAACAATAGACAACTGCTGCGACTAAAGCAGCGATACCTATGATAATAAGTCCGATAGGGTTTGCATCCATCGCAGCATTGAGCAACCATTGAACGCCAGTCCATATCCTCGTTACAGTTGTCACAACACCGATAGCAGCTGCATAAGCTGACATCGCTATTGCCTGTGCATTAAAGACTATTGCAGCAACACCAATGACAGACGACAGAGCTAATATCTCCATCTTAAACCGTGATACAAATCCTATAACACCCTCTATCACATTGATAACTTTTGCTATTGCGTCAGCAATAACAGGAACTATACCTATAAAGAGATCAAGAGCTTGAGATACGTAAGGTTGAATCTTGTTATAAATATCAACGGCTAATTGAATAAACGTGTCTTGTAGCGTAGCAAATTTACCTGCGACTGTCTGAGACTGCTTATCCATCATACTGAAAAACTTTCCACCTTCTCCAGAAGCGTGTTGAATTGCCTGCACAACATTTTCAAAGGTGATTTGCCCCTTCGACATTCTATCCTGTAACTTTGCATAAGATTCACCTGTCATCTTTGCAAGTTCCTGAAGCGGATTAAATCCAGCATTGATAAACTGCAGGTTATCCTGTCCAGCTAACTTACCAGCTGCTGACACCTGACCAAGCACTAATGACAAACTTTGCAGAGCTTGCTTATTTCCTCCAGAGATATCTCCTAACTGTTTAAGAAGTGGTAGAACTTTTCCTGTCTCCACTCCGAAGTTAAGCATAGTCTTTGCATTCTCAGTCAAGTCTAACTTACCAAAAGGTGATTCAGCTGCAAACTTGGCAATTTCAGAAAGCATTCCCTTAGCTTTTGTCTCACTTCCTACTAAGGTTGTAAAGGCAACGGCTGTTTGTTCTGCTTCTGCACCTATCTTAGTAATAGCACCAACAGCACCAGCAACAAGGGCATAAGGGTTGGTAAGGAGTTCCATTCCTGGAATGGACATCAGCGAACTCTTGAGTGTCGAAAAAGAAAAAGCCTCACGCAGGCGTGCACCTGTAGTACGTGCCTTACGTGATATATCGTCCAGCTGAGTGGATGTCTGACGAGCAACCGTCAGAACATTACCACTATCTGCTTGTAGTTTGATTAAAAACTTAAGTACACTGTCCATTAGAGTCTTTTTCTATTTTTCTTATCTCTTTGAGTGCGCTGAGCGTTGATGCCCATTTCTCGTCTGGTAGGAGTTCAGGGTCAATGCTTAGGTAGTAGCGCAGCATAGTATCTATGAAGATAATATCCTGGGCGTTGTCAAAGTCATCAACCCCAGCCTCCTCTAAAGTTTTTTTATCTCAGCCTCCTTTACCTTCAAGACCTCATCCATCTTGGCAACTACTGCCATGAAGAGTTCATCATTGGTTTTGATTTCCTCATCACCAGCAACCCAGAGCTGCTTCAACATGACCTCGCTCATCTTGATAGGGTCTTTGATTACGCTGGCATAGCTCAGGTCTTGACGTGTAGGCTTATGCAACACACAAGACTTTCCCTCTACGCTGATTTCAAACAAATCACCGTGCGTGGCTTTCCACTTATTGATATCTTCTTTTGAATAATTCATATCTTCGATATTTGATTGTTAATAACTCTTCTGGTCAATGTAGATGAATGGCAGAGACTTTTCTTGGAACTTGTCACCTTGCTTCCATTCTGTCTGATCTTCCGTCAACTCCACACCTTTAAGAATGTCTGTTGTGATAGGATCACCGTTTTCAGGATTTCCATAAGCTACAACGATATCAAAGCTCATATTGAGGATGTTGCCATTAGCAGCACTCTTCAATGCTTGATACTCACTCTGCAGTAGGGTAAGCTCGCCACTATAGTCTACATTGCCATGCTGAATGCCATGAGGCTTATTACCCTTAGCATACAGCAGTTCCTTCTCTTGCTTCGAGCCATATTTCACACCTCGAAGACCAGTTACAGGACGACCTGCAACAACTACGGTCACATCTGACCACTCGTATTCCTTAGTATTTATCATGTCTATACTGTTGTTACTTGGAAACCAAGGTTGACATCAACATAGCGTGCATATCCAAATGGACGAACCTTCAATGTCATTTCAACCTTTGAAGTCGCTACTACATTCTGTTTTGGGTCTATGAAGCACGAACAACCTTCGCCGTTATCACTGGCACTCAATTCTCCTGCAGCGGTCATAGAACGATTAATAGCGTTTTCTACAGTCTGCTGCCAGCTTGTAATAACCCCTGTCTGCATTGTGCCGTCAGAATTGATTTCCAACTCATCCAGCATCATATCCAACAGAGTGTTATAGGCAATACGATAAGCCTTATCAATGACACGGCGGTTTGACAGATGAGCATAATCATCAGTCTCAACACACGCCAGTCGGTCGTCGGCAAAGAAGTAACCACTGCGTCCAACATACTTTCGTGCTGTGATATAACCCTTATCGTGAATAGAAGAGATAACTTCGCTATCCTCTTCTACCTTCTTCTTGCCAACATAGAGCAGAGTTGTTTTCAATGCTCCATTCTTGACACGACCAATATTACGCTGTACAGGAAGGCTTGCTAAGCGACCTGCTAAAGTTCCAACACATGCACCCTGTGAGTCAACTTCCGTATCACCCAATAGAACACCGACACGATTGTACGTCTCATTGCTAAGGTCTTTCAGTGTTGTACCTGTATAGCCACGTCCTTCCAAGATGAAGAATAAAGGAGCATAAAGGTCAGCTGTTGACCATTCTGCTGTCTGCTGTGCCTTTGCTAACGCCGTAAATACGTCTGCCTCTAAACCATCAGTTGCTGCAGCTTTTGTTGTATTGTCACGTGCAACGAAGATTCCACGCAATGCTCCATTCTGGCTAACAATGAGTTTCTTCACTGCTCCAGTCTGGCGGTCGCAGAGTTCCGTCATGGTCTTAGCCTTGTCAACTCCGAAGATCACCAGCTTTGTTCCATTCTCTGCTTCTGTATAGAAGTCTGAGATATGCTTGTAAAGTCTGGCGTTATTCGCTGCAGTGATGCCAAGTGCTGTCAAACTGTCTACACTCTGAATGGTATAAGCACGATCCAGAGCGAATGTGTCATTAACAGCAGTCGCACTACACACCAAGGCGAACAGGCCGTCGGGACTTTCCCCGACGGTGCCCAGTAGGCCATTCATGTATCTAATTCTAATTCTCGGTAACATAACTCACAAGTTAAGCGGTTAAAGATTCTGCGAGAAGGTAGACACCCTTCTTGTCGTAGCGACGAACACAGCCACCAGTACGGAGCAAGAAAGAGTAGATATCACCATAGTACAGAGGATTATCTGTTGAGTCAAACATCTTGACCTCACCCATAGCACGGCTAACAGAATTCTCGTGCCAAGCAAGAGCAGCTGCAAGTTCATCTGCGGCACCTTGGTTATCCCAGCCAAGAACCTTCTTTGTGCCGTTATTAAGGCGAAGAACTCGACTTCTCTTCATGATGTTGAAGCCATAGAGATTTCCAAGGATACCCTTCTGCTGGTCAGCAGAGTTAAGGAACATAAACTGGTCCTTTTCTGCAAGGTCTGCTAACAAGTCAGCATACATAAACGCGTCAAGCAAGAGGTAACGTCCCTGCTCTGGAACATTGTCTGCATCCATAGCAGTCATAAGCTTACGAACATCTGCCTTACAGATAGACTTACGCATACCTGTAGCAACAGACGACGTATGAGCTGTGGTTTTGCTTGTACCTGACGTACTGATGATGTTTTTAGTATCGACACCCTGACCCCAACGATCAAGCAAATTGAGATGAGCAGCCTCTTGCAACTGAGCGCGGTCATTGCTCAAGATAGAGTTACGCTTGTTATAGCTAAGCTCCACCATGTCGATATTTGGAATGTACACTGGGTCAGTTGTCAGCTCGTCCATATTGTACTCAAGATCGTTGTCAGTACGTTGCTTGCTTGTAGCAGGCTTCTGAGTGCGGTTCCTCTCTACGTTTGAAGGAGCACCAGCGTTAGGAATGTGTACCTTGTGGTTCTCAACAAACGCAGAGTCGTCAACACTCTTAGAAGCAAAGGAGTTGTCAGGATAGAAGTTCTCAACAATATCTGACTGCCAGATTTCTTTGTTTAATGCCATAGTTTCTTATCTTTTAAATTTGTATTGTATTTCTTACTCGCGGTAGTCTACACCGAACTTCTCCTTGAACTTGGCTGCAAAAAGGTCCTTGTTCTGACTCTTCAAGTCGCCAAGACGTCCAGCCTTGTCAAGTTCGTCCCAAGTCTTATTGGTGAAACTGTCGCTACTGGTACCATCTGGATTGATGTACGAAGCAGCACGAGGCTTAGGCATCTGCTTGATGCTGCTCAAGAGTTCTTCTGTAGTAGTACGGTCTGCAGCCATAAGCTTAACATAGTGTGCCTTCTGTTCTGCGGTAATACGACCTTCGCTAATCGCCTGATTAATGATAGCCTCCTGTTCCTTTGCTTCAGATAACTGAAGTTGCTGTTTGTACTCAGCATTGGCTGTTTCAAGAGCATCTACCTTGGTTGCCTTGTTTGCCAACTCTCTGACTTTGTTCACAAATGCAGCCTCATCATTGATATTGCTAAATGATGGGATGCTCTTTAATTGGTCTATTAATGCCATGTTTTGATAGTTTTTTGGTTGATTAGTCAACCTGTTATTGAAATATTGATATATCTCTTCATGAGTTTTAGGTGCTGGTTCACCATCATCCTGCATATCGTACACTCCATCTGCAAGTTTAATCTCAACTGCTTCTTGTGCACTTATCCAGTGGTCAACCTCGTCAAAAAACTTTGCTAACACATCTTCTGTGCTCATTCCACAGCGTGCAGCAATCATACCTGCAAGGTTACGTTCCAGTTCCTCCATTACAGTAGCCATTCTACGCAGATCTGAAGCATTGCCACACGTACCTCCACTTACGCTATGAAGCATGAGCTTAGCGTACGGACTCATATAGAGTGGCTTGCCACAGAGAGCAATAATAGCAGCAATACTGGCAGCAACACCATCAACATATATATTAATGTCTGCCGTGGATGTGCGAAGAGCATTGTAAATGGCTATTCCGCTAAAAACATCACCACCATTGCTATTGATGCGTACATCAATCTTGTCATACTGACTTTGCAAGGCAAGTAGCTCACTGACTACTCGTCCACTGTCCACAGGCTGACCATTACCGACCTCTCCATATAAGAGGATAGCTACGGTTCCATTACCAGGTATAATGTTGAAAAAGTTTGAACTCATTATTTCAATTTTTGATGCAAATATCATGTTTTTTCTGGGAGTGACAAAATCGTAAATTCATAGCGCAAACAGCTGATTTTATGGTGCAAACAGACAGTGCTGTTATAAATAATGGATTTCAAAAAGTCCATAAAATATAAGATATTTGCAAAAGATTTAGACAATATGACAAAGACGAATATAGACAAAAAAGGTATTGCAAAGTCTCTCTACATGGAGGGAAGTTGCACACAAGAGGAGATAGCTGCAAAAGTAGGAACTACAAGGCAAACTGTCTCTCGCTGGGTGCGTGAAGGAGGTTGGGAGGAGTTAAAAGCTTCATTTACGATTACACCTGACCAGATTATAGCACAGTTCCAGAGACAGATTATTGAAATCAACAACAATATTCAAAATCGTGAAGAAGGTAAGAGGTTTGCCACAGCACAGGAGGCCGATGCTCTTGCTAAGCTCGCTGGTGCTGTCAAAAAGTTAGAAAGTGATGTTGGTGTTGCAGACTGCATCAGTGTCGCTATGCGCTTTCTGTCTTGGTTACGTCCTCTTGATATTGATGCAGCTAAGCAGTTTAACAACCTCTTTGATGCGTTCATCAAGGATCAAATGGCAAAGGCGAAATGACACAGGAAGAAAGACTTGCATTAAGGAACTGGGAAGAGTTCCATAAATCATTCATCTCTGACATGCCTGTTGAGAATGGGCTGTCAAGGCGTGACATTGAACGCAGACGAAAGGAACTGGAACAAGACCCTATTAAATGGATTCAGTATTTCTTTCCCAAGTATGCTAAATATGAATTTGCACCTTTTCACGTGTGTGCTATTCGTCGTATTATTGAACACGATGAATGGTACGAAGTGCTTTCGTGGAGTCGTGAGCTGGCAAAGTCCACGGTTTCTATGTTTGTCTTGATGTATCTTGCGCTCACTGGGCGTAAGAAGTTCATCGTGTTAGCTTCAGCAACTATAACTTCAGCAACACGTTTACTTACACCTTTCAGGCTTAATTTTGAGAACAACCCACGCATTAAGCAGTTTTATGGTATTCAACAACTTGTGGGACAATGGACGGAAACAGACTTCACATGTCGCTGTGGTGCTAAGTTTGTTGCACTTGGTGCTGGTAGTGCTCCACGTGGTGCGAGAAACGAAGCGGTACGACCTGACGTCATCTATCTTGATGACTATGACACAGATGAAGACTGCCGCAACCCTGAAACTCTTAAAAAGAAGTGGGATTGGTTTGAAGGCGCTCTCTATCCAACACGTTCCATCTCTGAGCCGACTCTTGTTCTATGGTGCGGTAACATCATTGCTAAAGACTGTTGTATAGTACGTGCTGGCGCAATAGCAAAGAATTGGGACATTGTTAACATACGTGACAAGAACGGAAAATCTACTTGGCCTGTCAAGAACACAGAAGAGCAGATTGATACTGTTCTTGCAGGAATATCGGCAAGAGCCGTACAAGCAGAGTACTTCAATAATCCTGTTTCAGAAGGTAAGATCTTCCGTAATCTTCCATTCGGGAAAGTCCCTGCTTTGTCTAAGTTTAAGTTCCTTATCGGATATGGAGACCCTGCTTATTCTGACAGCAAAAAGAAAGGTTCGTCTACCAAGTCTCTTTGGCTAATTGGCAAGTATAAAGGTGTCTACTACATTATAAAAGGTTTTTTGGCTCACGAGACAAATGCAAACTTTATTGGCTGGTACTTTGAACTTGATAAATACGTAGGAGGCAAGGTTCCTGTATATTGGTACATAGAGAACAATAAACTGCAAGATCCTTTTTACGAACAGGTGTTCAAGCCACTACTACGTGAGGAGCAGCAGCGACGAAAAACAACACTTTTTATACGTAGTGATGGACGAAAGAAAGCTGATAAAGCAACACGTATCGAAGCCAACCTGGAACCAATTGACCGTAATTGTCAATGGGTATTCAACGAAGAAGAAAAAGACAATCCTATGATGCAGGAGCTTATCAACCAGTGCAAACTTTTTGAACTTAACTTGCCATACCCTGCTGATGGACCTGACTCTCTTGAAGGTGGAATCACAATGTTAGATGAGAAGATGGCAGAGGTTGAACCCACTATAACTATCAGTTTTCATACAATGGATGAGCAAAATCCTTATAAGATGTGATTATGAATAACTTTATCAATATAGAAGACTACGATGCAAGTATTCACCGCGAGATACTTGATGCGCTGCTGCGTAAAGAAAGTCCAACTTATGATCCTCAGATAGTTGAGATATGTGAGGATAGAGCGGTAAGTGAGATGAGGGGGTATCTGAACAAGATTTATGATTGTAACGCCATCTTTTCCGCAAGAGGGGAAGATAGACACCCACTCATTCTTATGTTTGCGCTTGACATCGCTATCTATCATATCTTCACACAGCACAACCCTTATAAGATTGCGAAGATACGCCAGGATAGATATGAGCGTGCTATAGAATGGCTGAAAGGCGTAATGGGAGGAGACGTAACGATTGATGGTGCTCCATTGATGCCTGAAGATGAACTTAAGAACAATAGTCGTTGGCAGATACAAGCTGACGGCTTAAGACCAACATTACTATGAACAGAAAAAAGAAAAACAGCCCTAAGCAAGGCAAAATAATACAAGGTGGAATGCTCGTTCCTCAAGGGATGAGACAGCCAGACATCGTTCTACAGATGCCTGAGATATTCATGTTTGACATGAATGCGTATATGCAATCTGTTAAGGCTGCAAGAGGAATAGATTTCTCCAATAGGGCACGCTTGTACGATATGTATGACAGTGCTTCTCTTGACCTTCATCTCTCTGGAGTCATTGCAAAGCGTATGCGAGGCGTAACGAAGATTCCTATTGAGTTTAGAAGAAACGGTGTGCCTGATGATGTTATCAACAATCAGATAAAATCACCTTGGTTCAAACAGCTGAGGAAAGATCTTGTAATGTCAGAGTTCTGGGGCTTCACACTTGTACAGTTCTATCTCAATGAGGAAGGTAATATCCGTTATGACCTTATCAATCGCAAGCACTATGACCCTATACATCGTAAGCTGCTCAAGTATCAAGGTTCAATGGATGGCGTGCCTATTGATGACTTCCCTGATATGCTTTTCGTTGGGAGCGAACGTGATCTTGGTATTTATGCAGAACTTCTGCCTGCTGTACTCTATAAGCGTGGTGATATGTCAGACTGGGCACAGTTCTGTAACATCTTCGGTATGCCTATTCGTGAGTACACTTACGATGCTGGCGACGAGGACGCACGCCGTCGTGTCATCGCTGACGCACGCCGGCAGGGTGCAAACGCAGCATACATCCATCCAAAAGAAAGCGAACTGAAACTTGTAGAGGCTGGTAATAAAACTGGTTCCAGCGATCTCTATAGAACTTTTGCTGAGTACTGGGACTCGAA